TTACACGCGGCAACCTTGTCCACGTCTACCGCGATCGCGCGAACGGCAAGCTGTTCTATCGCACGCCAATGGACTTCGACGCGCGCATGGAGCGGATCGCTGCCGCCCCTACACCTATGAACAGTGGGAAGGAGGAAGGCAATGCCGATCAAGCCTGAAAACCGGAGCCGCTACCCGGCAAACTGGAAGGAGATCCGCGAGGCGATCCTGGCGCGCGCCGGCAACTGCTGCGAACAGTGCAAAGTCGCCAACGGCCAGATCATTGCGCGCGGCGCTGGCCCGTTCGCCGGCACCTATCAGGCCGACACGTCCGAGGTGTTCGACGCGGAAACCGGCGAGTACATCGCTTCGGTGCGCATGAGTGAATACCAGGTCAAGAACATGGTCACGATCGTGCTCACAATCGCGCACCTCGACCATCAGCCAGAGAACTGCGACCCGGGCAACCTGCGCGCGCTGTGCCAGATGCATCACCTGAGGCACGACGCCGCACACCACGCCGAGACGGCACGCGCAACGCGCCGCGAACGCAATGCAATCGGCGACCTGTTCGCCAAGGAGGCATAAATGGACACCGACAAACTGAAGGCGGTGGCACTGGCGGCAAGGGACGAGCGCGTGTGGACTTTACACAAGCTCGCGTTCCAGAAGGCAGCCAACCCCGCTGCTGTGCTTGAACTGATCGCGGAGGTCGAGCTGCTGCGGGCCGAATACGCCGAACTGCGCGAGGCCAGCATCATGTTGGTCGATTCGAACAACCGACTGCGCGCGGCTCCTGCAGCGGGAACGGTGGAGAAACATGCGGAGCCTATTGCCTGGGCGCGAAAATGGCACGTGGACGGCGAGAAGCCAGAGAAACGGCGCAACGAAAATGGTCGCTTGGCTTGGCCGCAGAAATTCAAGTTCTTGCCGGTCACCCAGCACAAGATCTTTCCTGATGATGTGCCACTTGTTGCAGCTATCGAAGCGCACAACGCCCGGAGCCCGTCATGTGGACCGTGACCATGTGGCGGCTGATGTGGGAGATGTGGACCGCTCAGTGCACGAGGTGCGGCGGGAACCACGCGCTGAGCAAGTGCACTTGGCCTGCAGTTACGCAGTCGAAGTCTGAGACGAAATAGGAGTAAGAGAATATGGAAACGAATGTCACTCTGCCGCAAACCGGTTACGTGCGCCAAGCTCAACTCATCGGCAACAAAGGGAAGGGGATCGTCGGGGTGATCCCATTTTCACCTGCCACATTGTGGAGGAAGGTCAGTTCTGGCGACTTCCCGGCGCCTGTCAAGCTATCTGCCGGCATCACGGCATGGAAGGTAGAGGACATACGCGCCTGGATGTCTCAGCACGCGTGACCCCGTTCATGCGCTGCGAAGAGGCACCACATTGGCGCCGATCCGCAGCTGATCCAGATAGTCGGCCCAGCGCTGCATCATCTCTCGGCGCGCAGGTAGGTGAGCGGTCCGGTTGTAGGCGCGCCCGTTCACGTCCTTGACCGTATGTGCGAGTTGATGCTCGATCAGGTCGACGCGCTCACCTAGCACCTCATCCATGATCGTGCGCGCCATGGCGCGAAATCCATGGCCCACCATTGTGTTGCTGTCGTATCCCATGCTTCGAAGGGCCATGTTGATCGTGTTTTCGCTCATCGAGCGACCGGGCTTGAGGCTAGCGAACACGTAGTGACCATTGCCGGTGATTGGCTTCAGCCCGCGAAGTATCTCGACAGCCTGGCGCGCCAGTGGGACGATGTGATCATTCTCCATCTTCATTTTCCCTGCCGGGATACGCCATTCAGCAGCATCCAGATCGATATCGGTCCATTCCGCCCCTCGGATCATATGAGGGCGCTGGAACACTAAAGGCATGAACTTCAAGGCAGCACAGATGACGGCTTGCCCTTCATAAGCATAGATGGCCCGGAGCAGAGCGCCAACTTTTGCAGGCTCTGTAATCGCCGCAAAATGCCGCTCAACTGGCCTTTCCAATGCATCTGCAATACCTATAGTTGGGTCACGATCAACTAGTTCTGCTACCATTGCCATGCGGAACACCTTGCCGATGTAGCCGAGCACCCTATGCATTGAATCCAGGGAGCCGCGCGCCTGTATGCGCTTCATGGTCTCCAAGATATCGGAGGGGCGAATGCTGTTGATAGGACGACTACCTAGGTATGGAATCACGTCTCTCTCGAACCAGTTGACGAGACGTCGCTGTGTTTCCGGACCTCGCTGACTTGCCGTAGTCTTGATCCAGTCTCGCGCAACGGATTCGAAAAGCGTCCCTGCGGCTCTCTGCGCCTCTTTCGCTGCCTCCTGCTTCGAGGTGCTTGGATCAATGCCGACGGCCAGTTGCTCACGCGCTGCGTCCCGGCCCTTACGTGCAACTGAAAGCGATACGGCAGGATACACGCCAAGGGCCAAAGTCTTCTGCTTGCCCAGATATCGGTAGTTGAGGCGCCAGTATTTCCCGGCCGCTTTGACCAGCAAATAAAGGCCTCCTCCATCGGAATGTTTGTCGCCTGCACCTGTTCCGCTGAATTTGACCTGGCGCACAAAAGTGTCTGTCAATCGCATCTATATCTCACGTGTTGGTATATGCTGGACCGAGATGGCGACATACCATCAAAACGTACCAACAAAATTATGAGATGAGATAATACACGACAAGAATTGATGAGCATTGTTCGCGCCATTCTTCATTGGGTAAGCGCGCAACACGAGACATGATGAGAGTTGTTGGGATTACGCAATTGCTCCTTCTTCCGGGATAGAATTCTAGTATGAAAGCGAGACATATTTTGGCGTAGCTACCAACAAAAATACCAACAGACTACTTCGCGTTCACCGCCCGGCACTCGTCGAACCGCTCGACGACCTCGGCATACCGTGACACGAGGCCTGCAATTGCTGCTCCGTAGCCGAGAACGTCAGCAGCAGCCTCCGGCATAAGGTCCGGTCCGCCTCCGTCAGTTGCAGGCGCGCTGGTAGTGGGTCCAGTTGTGGGCGCGGCGGCGGATTGTACGGGACTGGCTGGCGGGCAGCGCAGCCGGTCAGTGCCAGCGCGCACGCGGCGCTGAGCATCAGCGAGAGCTTGGGCATGTTCTTGATCCTTTCGTGTGGCGTCGGCATCGCGTGCGGCCAGCGTTTGGCGCAGGTCGGACTCGATCTTGAGGTTTTCGGCGGCTTCGCGGTCACGCTGGGCTTTGCCCGCGTCTGCGGCTGCAGCATAGCCAGCCTGATACCGCTCGGCGCCGTAGTGGTGTAGGCCGAACCAGCCAGCCACAGCCAGCACCGTGGCGATCACCAGCCCGGTCAGGAAGCGATCGATGGTGTCGATACCGATCATGGCCTCACCTCGGCCGGCATGAACAGCTTGGCTTCAGCTGCGCGGCGCTTAACGAGACCGGATAGAACCTTGCTACCAGCATGGACCCAAAGCATGAACTGCCCGGACGCACCTACGTAATCGCCCTTGTTCAGCATGGTCAGCAATGTGGATTGCGCCAACCGGCGAGCGCCCAGGTTGAACACGAATGACGTCAGCGCGTCGAACTGGGCCTGTGTCAACGGTACCTTGACTAGCGATGCCACGGCTGCACCAGCATCGTCCAGGTCTTGCGTGAGCCACAGGTCGGCCTGCTCCTGCGAGCAGCGGTCGCCCAGCTTCACGCCCCTCGTGTGACCGACGCCGATGGTCGGGACGCCGGCCGGGCAAAGATAGGCTTGCAACTGGCAGCCTTCGAACTGGCGAACCAGCGCGCGGCATGCTCCGGACGGCTTCATATCTGCCGGGTTCATTGCGCTGCCTTGGCTGCTTTTGCTGCGATGCGAGACGCGTGCACGATGTTGTAGACGACGAGTGCGAGGCCTACTGCCTTGAACACGTTCGCCGGCAGGTACTGCGCCAGATCAGGCAGGTTGTCATGCACCGCAGCGATGATCGAGTCAGCGAACGGGTAGGCGGCCAGCAGCAGGGCATTGAGCCAGACGGTGAACGATTTGCGCGCGGCGCGGATGTGGTCGATGATGCTCATATGGTTTCCTTTCCTTCCTGCGCGCGCTCGCGCCAGGCCTTCTCCAGTCGGATCAACTGAATGCCCAAGATGACGAGGCCGGTCACAATACCGACCCCAAGTGAAATCAGCGATAGCAGCCCATGAACGATATCGAGCCACACGAGCGACCCCATCGAGATGTTGCCAGCGGCGACTGCAGCCGCAACCGTTGGATTGCTAGCCGCGGACTCAATCGCCGATTTGACGTTTTCGGTTTCTTGCATGGTTTTGTCTTTCAAGGATTTCCGCCACCCCTGATACAACCAGAATGGCGAACCAGATCACTCCGAGTAGGATCAGCATGGCAGTCGGGATAAATTAGGCGCATCAGTTGCGCATACGTCAACGCCACCATGTAGACGTTGTAGAAAACAGGTGGCGCGTATGCCATGTACAGCAGCCAGCCGACAGCGTTCCCGACAATCGATGCCAGCAGCAACTTCTGAGAATCCATG